ACGATACAATAATCAAACACATTTCATGCTCTGATTTTTGGCCTACATATAGAGAGGCAACAAAATTACGGATTGCTGTAAAAAAACGCAAACTAGCAGCCGCAGCCCTGGGTTCCATCAGCACCACGAAGAAATCCGCCAGCTCCCGGGAAAACGGCACGAAGGGCGGGCGCCCCAAAAAAGTTTTATAATCTAAAATATCTTCCATAATTTTCAAACGGGCCGGTTTTATACCGGCCTTTTATTTTTCCCACTTAGTCCCGTTTCTTCTCACGGTTTTTCTCCGGCTGTTGGCGCATTCAGTGCAATATTTCTGCTGTTTCCCGGACTTCTTTTTAATCTCAACAGTCTCTCCGCATTTTTCACATATGATTGTCATCGGTGAACCTCACAAATTGCTTTTATTATTTGAAAGGCTACGGCGGGAACAATCGCATTACCTAGAGCCTTTAGTCGGTTAACTCTGTCCAATTTTTGGGGTAGCCCATCATCCACTCGACAAAGGCGGGTTGCAACTTCAATCCACGGGATTCCCCAACTACTTCCCCTAGATTGCATTTCCCTCTGTCCTCCTTCGCATCCTTGTGCATAAATTGCCTCGGTGTCGGGAGCATGGCAATCCTCGATGCATCCACAATATGTTCCTGTTGATTCGGTCTGCTGTTGGTGGGCAACAATCCACACCCTATCCCTTCTATGGGGCGCGTTGACGGCGCAAGCTGGAAGACAGAACGTTTGTGTTTCATAGCCTTGATTTTCCAATTCAGTAAGCAAATAGTCGAATACCACGCCCTGCTCAAGACTAAGGAGTCCAGCAACATTTTCAAGGATGCACCACCTTGGCTTGACTTCGGCAATGACTCTAAAAGTTTCTTCCCAGAGCCAACGGTCATCGTTATGGCCTCCTCGCTTCCCGGCACAACTGGCTGGCTGGCAAGGAACCCCTGCTGTAAGAAGGAATATTGGTTCATTTTTCACCCCTTTGGTGAGGACAGGTTCCGTGGTGTGATCTTGCATTATTGCAGTTGTAACAGAGGATTTGATAGTCGTCTGGCAACCCTCTTTTGATTGCAAGTTTCCATGTTTGAGATTTGTATTTTCTGCGTTCCGCATTACCATTGTTGTATTTATGGTCGATTGTGAGGAACTCTCTTTGTGATTCTCCGCAACAAACGCATTTCCCTCCGTAGTGGGCAAAGATTTCTTGTTTTTTCCTCTCGCAGTATTCTCTGCGACTTTTTCTGTGTCTTTCGATGTTTTGTTCTCTCCAAGCGGCAACTCGTTTTGTGTTACACGGTCTGCAATACGACTCATTAGGAGCGACTTCGCTTTCCCTACATTCTGGGCATATTCTAGCCATTGATCCTCCGGTGCATAATGAAATGTTTTAATGTCATCCCAAATCGGTACTCCCTTAAAATTTTTCTGTAAGACCTTCTGGCAGAAAGGGTCTATCTCAACAAACTGAACCGTCTTAATTCCGTTCCACCTTGCCGCTAAAGCAAAGCCGCCAATGCCGGAGAACAAATCAATATGCGTTCTCATCGCTTCACCTCGCCTCCAGTTGAATTCCCCTCATGATATCACTGCAAAAGTTTTGTTTTATGATTAAAACCTATCTGAACAACTTCAATTTCTATTTCATGTCCGGTCTTGAAATTTTCCTGCTCACACGTCCCGACGAGGTAATCAGGATGTTTTCCCGCCCGCGCTGAAATAACGTCATAAAGTCGCTCAAACTCTTTCTGCTTCCACTTCTCTTCACTCTTTTCCATCATGCAAAGCTGTGGCCAACCACCCATAGCGTTAATCACCGAATGAATGGCAGGATCATCAAACTTAACACTCTGATAATTTCCGATCCGAGCAACCGAATTTAAAACTTCCAGCCAGGCCAATGTAGCCTTATTCGCTTTCTTGCCTAGGAGAATATCCCGGAAATCTGCTGGCTTTGGGAAAAATTTATTTTCATAAATAATTTCTTTAAATGCCGCTTCACACTCTTCATCGCTAAACGGCTCTAAAACTTTCCAGTATAAATCCGTCAGCAACTTCGACATGGTGCGGTCGTGAAGTTCACAAAGCGTTGCTAAATATTCCTTGAATTTAATTTCGTCTCTCATGCCGGAGGCCTCCATTCATCAAGCATTTTGACAGTTCTGATTGTTTTATCTGATACTTTTCCGGCGAGGGGGTGGGATTCTGTTTCCTCATCTTCCCACCTTTTCCCATTTAACCACGTCGCCGGATATGGGATATATTTCCCTTTTTCTTTTATCCACTCAGCAGATGTTTTTGACTTATTGATTACCTCAATGATTGTTTCTAATAACTCATTATCGGGATTCAGTTTCTTAAATGCTTTCTCTGCCTCTTTCTTTGCTTTCCTTTTAGGGTATGTTTTCCAGAACTTCAAAAACGCATCATTTATTTTATTTAGATCAGATAAAGATATAGGATAAGATTCCCCGCCATCCGGCGTGTCGTTTTCTCTTAACCGTCCATTAACCGTTAATAATCCGTTAAATGGTGGTAATAAACTTTCTTTCTCTGTGTTGTGTGGTGATTGATGTTTGTTAAATTCAGGAATATCTATATAATTTCGGTTATTTACCGTATAGCGGCGAATAAAAACCTTTTCTGGTCGATCTTGAATTTTGGGGCAACAGAGCATATTTAGATATTTCTCTATGTTAATATTGTCGTACGGGAAAATTTCAGCCTTTAAATATTTTGGCCTATCTTCTAACCTGCCCTCTCGATCTGCAAAACACCACATTCCCTGATAAAGCAATCTGGCCTCATAGGGTAGTGTCGCTAAATCTTCATCTTTAAAAAAGTCTGGTTTCAATGATCTTATTCTTGCCATTTTCTTCTCTTACTCTCCCTTTGAGTTCCCTAATTATTGGGCGGCAGGGCGATAGGGTGTCGCCTTTTCGGGTCATGTTCCCTAGCCGCCTTGTGAATTAAATTTCTCCAACATAACTTTAAGCGTGATCTTCCAATTCTCTTTAAAAAACTGGTTATTTTTTACGATTTGATTTTTTCGTTCTGTTAATTCTTGAAGCCATCCTTCGGGTCTCTTTCCTGATTTAAGCCATTTTTCTTTAAAGTCGGGGTCAAGGTGAGCCGCTTCGTTTCCGTTGGTATGGTGGATATGGCAGAGGCAAATCCCATTAAGGGGGTCATACCGGACAGATTGATTTTTCTTATTGTAATAGTGGTGTGGGTGTAATTGCGTTGCGTTAACCGTACATCCGGGGTATTCGCATTTATAATTGGCTTGCTTTAGAACAGCTTCACGAAACATTTTTAAAAGGGTTGCGTCTGATACTTTTCTCATTCGTCCACCCCCCTCGTTCCGTCAAAGCACTGAGCAACCAAATCGGTAGCGTCCATAGCCTCTAAATCAATATTTCGGGTATGCAGGGCTAGTTTGTTTCGCCAGTAAATCGCAAGATGAATAAATCCAAACTCCAAACACTTGATAATTCGTTTCGCGCCCAGCCGCTTAAATTCGGCCAGTAGCTTCTCTTTCCATTCCTGCCGGAAGGTCTGTTCGTCCACGGTGATAATCTGATTTGCTCGCCGGTGTACTTCTTGTGCCCATTCTTCTGTGCGGACGCCCGCCCTTATAATGGCCTGCCTGAATAATCTTGGCGATAAATGAGCGGATAATAAATTGCCTGTATGATGACCGGCGCAGAGATTTATGGCGCAAAAATAATCGTATTTTATTGCTGTATTTGTTCTCTTGGAAAACCAATGGTGGGGATCGCAGTCGGTGTTTTTGCATTCTGGAAATTCGCAATGGCCGCCGGCGCGGATGGAAACAATTTCGCGTAGAAGGTTATCCAGATATCGATCAGAAATACAACTCATTCGCCCCCCGGCTATGTCAGACAAAATGTATTACAAAAAATTTGACAAAAAAAATTTATAATTTATCCATGTCAACTTTCGCTTGTGGGAAAAGAAACGCCATTAATGGAACTTTTCCCTCTGTCAATTCATGAAACTTTTTAGCATTCGCTGGCCGCAAAGGACGACCGTTATATGCTCTCCAAACTGTTGCATTTGAGCACTTTTTTTCATCAGCAAAAGCGTTGGGTGTGATTTTTTTATCATCCAGATATTTTTTGAATGTTTTCATGGAAAGGGATTATTTCACAAGTGAAGATAAAAGTCAAGGACAAATTTCCACTTATGGAGAGCGTATCCTTAGTTGAAAATGAATTGAATCGGCGCGGCTGGAATAAAGCCAGATTAGTTAAGGAATCTGGAATCAGTTCAAGGGCCGCAACCTGTTTTTTTCAAGATGGGAAAATCAACTCTGAAAATACTTTCCGAATTTTACATATATTTTACCCCCTTTTAGGCATTCCTGCAAGAAAAAATCTTCATATATGTAAAATATTTCTTGACAATGTTCTTCACTTATGAAATACTTCCATCAAACAAAAGCCCGCTTATCTCTGGCGGTCGCAACACGAAGACGCAGAGAGTATCAACTGAAATAGAAGTCGTAGGTTGGGAGTGAAGCGGATGAGGAGGCGAAAGTGGAAATTATTTTTGCAACTGTAGTGGCGTCAATCATTGTCGCGGGCGGCGTTGTACTTTGCGGCGCAATCAGGAGGGATGATGAAAGAAATAGACGTGATCGCTTTGGCGACGACGAAATTTAAGAGGCCTGTCCAGGCTGAGGAGATTGCCGGAATGGGCTTTGCCGTCTTCTGCCTGATCGTCGCTGGAATTTGTATCGTGCTGAGGTGGGTATGAAAGCCTATTATAACGAGAGAACACGGCGGCTAGAGTTCCGCGACGATTCAGGGATGGGCAGAAAAATCAAGTTCGTCATTCTTGCTCTTCCAGTTCTTTTTCTCATTATCGTTGCTCTACTTTTGGCCGTCGGCGTCACACCGGAGCCAGCGAAAAAGGCCGCGACTATCGAGATCAACGACACGCTGCACCACGGAATAGATAAGCGCGGGAACATTGTGTACGAAAACGAAACGCACGTATGCAGGATCAAATGAATCAGTGGACTTTTGAAGATTGGCTGAAAGTCGCCCGGTATGAGGGACCGGTTGACCCGATGATTGACTTCGACCGGCTGCAAGGACAGACGAAACGCATCCACGATTTAATGATTGATGGCGTTTGGCGGACACTGGCCGAGATCGAGGCTATTACCGGATATCCGCAAGCGAGCGTGAGCGCACAACTCAGGCATTTGAAGAAGAGTCGCTTCGGCGGGCACATCTTAACTAAGCGCCGCCGATATGAAAACAAAGGTGTTTGGGAATATGAGCTTTTAGAAAGAAAATATTAGGAGGAGCAATGCCAGACGTTATTAGAGAGGGCACTAATCAGTACGGATATCCGACAATCGGCGTCTGCACGGTTACTAAAAGCGGTGAGTTTTGGACTGATCGTAGTTTAAAATTTTGGCAAACCGTATTGGATAACATCGACCGCATACGGCAGATCGTTGACCGCCAGGAACATCCGCATGGACATGACGACAAATATTAAAATCAGGAGGCCGAGGTGACACCCACTTATACAATTAAATATCAGGTTGATGAAAAAGAGTTTGAAGTTGACATCGAGGACGTTCTTTTAGGCAAAACCGGACTGTGCTTAGAGAAGCGAACCCTTGCCGATTATCGGGTGGTGGGTGTCGGTGATCGGGCAGACGAAAGCACGATAGGACTGATGGAAACGATAATTAATCTTAACTTTGAAAACTTTGAAAAACAGGCAGTACAACAACTGATGGAGAGAGTATGATCGAACACGCTAAAGAATCGGGGCATTGGTATAAAAAAGACGGAACTCCGGCCTATACGATAATCGGGAAGAACGGCAAAGAGCGAAACACGACCTTGAGGGACGCACGGAAAGAAAACCTTTTGCCAAGCGTGACCTCAATTATCAGACTTGCGGCGGCTCCGGGGCTTGAGAACTGGAAAGCACAGCAAGTCTTGATGTCGGCGTTGACCTCAGAACGAAAACCGGACGAAACGGAAGAACAGTACATAAGCCGGATTATTTCAGATGCGAACGAACAGTCTTTAAAGGCGAGGGAAAGAGGAACTTTAATTCACGCCTATGTTCAGAGTGGCTTTGAGGGTGAAACACTAAACAGCGAGGCGTATAAATATTATTTATCAGCCAAAAACACGATTGAGGATGACCTTAATGTAGAAATGGATTGGATATGTGAAATGCCATTCGCCGCAGATAGATACGGAGGAAAGATAGACCTACGAAGCCCCGAATACATTATCGACATCAAAACAACCGAAAAGGATTTAACGGAAATTAAAACATGGGACGAACACGCCATGCAGTTGGCCGCCTATCGTAGCGGTCAACAGAAATGCGGAATACTTTATATCAACGTCAACACGGCAGAGTCAAAACTTATCTGGATTGATGAGGAAGAACTTCAAAAAGGTTGGAAGTGTTTTAATGCACTATTAGATTTTTATTACGCAAAAACAGGACTAGGAGGATAATATGGAAAACATAGCAGTTTATGAAGCAATTAACGCAGTTCAGGATGATATGGCGAAGGTTGGAATTTCCAAAGATAAGAAGAACGTACAACAGGGATATAATTTCAGGGGCATTGATGATGTGTACGGCGCACTAGCACCGTTACTCGCTAAACATAAACTTTGCATTATCCCCTTTACCGTCAACCGGACGGTTACAGAAAGGACAACAAAATCCGGTGGCGCATTGTTTTATGTCACGGTTGATTGTGAGTTTCATTTTGTGTCTGCCGTTGATGGCTCCAAGCATATCGCACGAACTTTCGGTGAAGCAATGGATTCGGGTGATAAGGCAACAAACAAAGCCATGAGTTCCGCTTATAAATATGCCGCATTTCAGACATTCTGTATTCCGGTTGACGTTGTTGACGCGGACGCTGAAACACATGAAGTAATACCCAAGGCCAAGAAAGACGTTAAGGAAACCGCGCCAGAAAAAAAGGCACAACCGGTTCCAGAGCCACAAGAAAACATCGTTGTTTTTTCTACACTTAAAGACATTCAAGTAAAATCAGGAAAGACAAACGGGAAGGATTGGAAACTCTTTACTCTGTTTACTGATACAGGCGACACCTACGGGACATTCGATGAAGCCACAGCAGACTTAGCAAGCTCCCTTATTAAAAGCGGTGATTTGGCGAAGATTGAGTTTTCCATGACCACAAAAGGCAATAAGCAGATCGTATCATTGGAGCAGTAAATGAATCCAGTATTTACCGGCAGAATAGAAAAGGGCAAGTATATTCTCGATAACACGAACCGTTACCTTGTACAGGTCAGCAGACTTGAAGGGCAGAGAATTGAACTTGTATTAAGAAAAGAGAAAAGTCAGAGAAGCCTTAACCAGAACTCGTATTATCATGGTGTAGTTGTGGCGATACTTGCTGAATATTGCGGGTACGAGCCGGAAGAAATGCACGAAGCGTTAAAAGACAAGTTTCTTTCGGTGGGATTAGACGACCACGGCTTGAAGAAGATCAAAAGCACGACAAAGTTAAGCACAACTGAAATGGAAGATTACCTAGAAAAGATTAAAAGATGGGCGGCGACTGAACTGAATTGCTACATTCCAGATCCAAACGAGGCGATATGAATATGTATAAAAAATGCACAAAATGTGGAGAGGAAAAACGACTAACTGAATTTTTCATACGTAAAGACGGCGGAGATGGATATAGATCAAGCTGTAAAAAGTGTATGGCTACTGCTAAAAAAATATATGAAGTTTTAAATCGTGAATCTATTATAATCGCACGGAAAAAATATTACACAAACAATAAAGAAAAGATGCGAAAAGCAACTCAATTATGGATTAAAAACAATCCCGATAGAATAAAACTCCTCCAAAAAAAATGGAATTTAGAAAATATTGATAAAAGACGTGAATATAGAAGAAAGGCTATGAGAAAAAAAAGACAATCAGTAAAGGGGAAATTAAACTCAAATATATGCATAGGGATCTGGCGTACTATACGTGGTACAAAATCAAATAGACACTGGTAGGTCTTGGTCGGATACACGATTGACCAACTAAAAGACCATCTTGAAAAATTATTTACCAAAGAAATGACATGGGACAATTATGGAATTTTTTGGGAGATTGACCATAAAGTTCCTATTGCAGTATATAATTTTGAACAGCCAGAAGATATAGATTTTAAATTATGTTGGTCACTGAAAAATTTACAACCACTGGAATGTTCTAAGAATAGAAGTAAGGGTGATAGCGTTGGAAAACCATTTCAACCTTCATTGTGTATGTCTATATGAAAAAATTTTGGCACAAACATAGCTGTCTGGTGTGCAAGACGTTGATTTACGCTCTTGACGAAAAGAGGCTCAATGAAGCGATTTTTGGAGGCTTAAATGCAACAATTAACAGAGGAACAATGTGATAATTTCCGTAGGACTAGGGGAGATTTTAACAACATGGTTAATACGATCTATCAAGCTGGTAGAATGAGCGCGGCGCAAGAGGCATATGATTGCGTGTTTAGTACGATAGATGAATCGAGATCGAGAATTGAAGAACATTTCGATTTCAAGGCTGATTAATAATATAACGAAAAAATCAGCCGAAGTGTAGCGCTCGGCTGGATTTACTTGGTTATCTTAATATTTGAAAGGAGTAAATCATGAGCTTGGATGTAATGCTGACGGAAGTAAAAGAATGCGAGATATTCAGCCAAAATATTACGCACAATCTTGGAGCAATGGCAGAAGAAGCAGGAATATACAAACATTTATGGATACCTGAAGAAATAGGAATAACAACAGCTATTGACTTAATCCAACCACTTAAAGAAGGAGTTGCGTTAATGAAGAAGGAACCTGAGAGGTTTAAGAAATTTAACGCTTCTAATGGGTGGGGAATGTATGAAGATTTTGTTCCGTGGATTGAGCGATATATTGAAGCGTGTGAATTGAATCCGGGGTCAAAGGTAAGTGTTTCAAGATAACGCCGACATCAGCCGCTTGTCGGCTGCATGGAATTGTTAAGTGGGTTTTAAATAAAGGAGTTTAAATGAAATATCAAGATGTTGTTAATTCGTGGAATGCTCAAGCCGATGAGTTTAATCAGTGGACTGAATTATGTTCAGAAGAGATGGTTGATTACGCCATTAAGTTAGAGCGTGAAAGATTATCATCTTTACTACAAAAGGCAGGGGCTACTATTCCCGCACCTCCTCCAACGGGGACAATAGAAGGTGCGATGAATATGGGCCTTTGCATTGCGTTGTCACTGGTAGATGATGACACTTAACAATTAATATACCAAGTTGGTATTTTATTGGTGGGTGTGGAAAGTAGTTATAAATTAGTAGATTAGACAAGAAATGAACTTATTACTTGAGAGGTATAAATTATGGCAATAATAATACAGAATTAAATGCCCAAAGTGTGCAGAATGGGAAAAAGATTTAAAAGATTTAATTGAACAAGAAAAAATAATTATCGAACAGGAAAAGGACAAGCGTTCTGCTCACCAAAGCGGGATGGTAACACACAATTAAGGTGGGGGAGAAATGAAAGAGGAAAAGTTCATACCGGCAAGCGATGTCACTGATGAAGGTTCCTATAAAATTGATATGGGTGATGGTGACGGTACTTGGTTAGATATAACAGTGTATAAGCGTAAGGGGAAACTATTTCTGATTAATCCAGAGAACAACAAGGAATGTTGTTTAAAGGGAATACACGGATGGGTATTCCAAAAACTATGAAGGGAGGCAAGCCATGAATGACCAAGATAAGAAACTTATATTTGATTATTTGAGGTGGGAATACTGGGCGTGGGGAATAAAAGATTTTAATGGTAATGACATTCTTGAAGCTGTTGGAATTATGGAAGAGATGGGAGACATGCCAGAGTTTGAATCGTTCTGTTTTTCAAACGCTGACAAGAAAAGAATTTCGCAGTTTTATACTTTTACTTATCTTCTCAAAAACTTTTTCCAGCTTCTTGCTGATTGGTTGAAGGAGGCAAGCCATGAGTGATAAAGAAATGACTGACGACCATATTAATAAACTGATTGCGGAGAAGCTGGGCTTAGGATTCCAGTATAGTAGAAAACCAATTATCTTCACCGAAAACGCAAAGGTGCTGCTAGGGGAATTGAAGGAGAAAGATTATAAAGATTACGGTAATTTTGTTAATAATTTGCCAGTAGAAATTCAATTATCTTACGACCGTGGTATGCTCTTACTTGATATTCACTATCATTTCGTTATAGAATTTATAAATACTTATATCCTCAACCCTCGCCTGTTGTGTGAGAAGTATTTGGAGTGGGAGGGCAAGCAAATTTTTTGCGGTAAATGCGAAGCAAAAAGCGAAAACACTATCTAAGATTTGGGAGTGGCTACACGCTCACGGCTACGACACAGAGGCAAAGATAATAGCCCTTATTAATGAGTATGCGGAGTTGATGGCGAGAGAAAAGGAGTAGTGTTTTAGATAACCCTAGCCAGTATCAACAGGTACAAGACAGCAGTTAGAAGCCAGGGTAGTTTCACTTCGTGGCCTTTTTAAAACATTGAATCTGTGAGTCCAACATCAACTCGCAGTTGATAATCTCGTTTATGGCTTCCACAATAGACTTGTCGTCTGTGATGTAAACCTTATGACAAACAGGGTCGGAGCAATCAGCAACCGGCCTGACGTAAGTCTTAGCGCACCCGATTATTGTGACGCTCAACAATAGTATTAAGCAGATTGTAAAATTCTTCATTCTGGCACTTCCCTTGTATATTGGCTTCTTTGATTTTCTTGTTAATCTCGTCTGTGGTTAAACTGATTTTGGCTATTCTCTTTCCGTGGGCCTGGTTCTCTTTAATCACCTGTTCATACTGTTTTAACTGGGCTTCTTTGAGGGAAATTATCTCTTTCTGATAGGTCGATTTAAGAGACATTATTTTCCAACCCAAACCTACGCAGATAAGTAAAAGTGATATGATTATAACCGTTTTCCAGTTTTTTAAGATGGACAATAAGATGGTCATTTTCTTGCACCTATATCAAAAGGTTGTTCGGCGAACTTCTGAATAGCTTTAGGCACAAAAGCACCGATTAAAAACGCCGTGAAGATGTAAAGTCCGGTGTAAGGGTCAGCCGGTGGCCTAATAAGAATTAACGCCGCCACAGCCACACTAGCTATAAAAGAGGCTATGCTCATAACCCTCATCGTTGAAGGATTGCCGTTATCGTCTGTAAGTACTTTTGCTTCCATCATCCCTCCTAATAAAACCAGCAAGCCGTTACTGGAACGCCATCTTTCATTGAGTCCACATGAATAAATGTTTTCGCAACGCCAATTCTTGTAAATCCCGCCATGATTAACCCGTAAATGATTTTCATTCTTTCGTAAGAATTGATTGCTTTTATATCAGCCGCTTTGCCCGATGTGTGGTTCCGAGATGTCGAGCCTACGTTTGAGTTATGAACTTCGCACCTATAACCAGAATTTATAATATAAGGCACACCGGAAATATCTCTTGCCCTATCGAGCCTTTCGAGAAAATGTGTATCAATCTCATTCTCTCCGCAATGCTTACAGGCGAATTCTTCTCTCTTGAAGTGCTTCATCTGTCTCTCATTTTGTTATGTGGTTTATGATGATAGCCATAATAATACCACCAGCCCCGATGACGGTCGCCCAAAGCCCCAAAATATTCTGGCCTTGAATAATCACCCTCTCACACATACCTTTTTTGCCGTTCCCAAAGAGGATTTTATTAATAGCAATCAAGTCATTTCTATTAGCAAAGGCAATCTTCACTAAAAAAGTCAGCTTGTCACTATCGCTCATTTTTCCTATTTCGGCTTCATTGAGTTCAACTTTCACAGAGTCCATTTGACATTTTCCCCTTTTTCCTTTATTTTACTTTGGGCGGTGGCATTTTCCCTTGTGCCGGTCTGTGGTAGCAGACAGCCGCCCCCCTCAAAACAACTTGATAATAAACACACCCGCAAACCCACCGCCGCAGGTTGCAAGAAAATCGAACATATCCCACGGCCTCTTTTGGTAGTAATCAAAAGTTTCTTTTAAAGCACCTATCCCGAAACTTGCTAATAACCCATATCCTTCTGGCCTTAAACCGCCAATTTCCAAGTACGAACACAAAAAGGCGACTACACAACAAACAATAAAACCACCGATGAAATGATAAAGTTTATCCATGCCTATCATGTCGCTTTCTCCTTCACTCCCCACGCTCTGCACTCCTCAACATATTTCACCCACATATCTTTTTCAGCAGAATCACCAAGCCTCAAAAGTTTAATCTCATCGTTGATAGAGTATCGCTCACGGATTTTCTGCACAACTTGAGCGTTCACCTTATCTGCCTCAAAATTCGCCTGAATCAATAAAACCGGCTGTTCTTTCTGAAGCGTGACAGAATCAGGAACTTCGATGTATGTAAATCCATCCAGTGCCCCGATTTCCCGAACACGTTCTTTCAAGTTCAGCAGTTCGTAATCCGGCTCAACCAGGCAGAGCGTGGTAACTTCGTTGGTAATTTTTCGGTATTTGTATTGTTTTGCCATTTAAAATAGCCTCCTTGATGATTTCATGCTTCGGAAAATGATTAAGATAAGTATTCATCAGTTTCGCAAACTCCATAAACTTTCTATTTAACTGTGCTTCGCTATGTGCGCCCATCGCTTCGCTATCGCTCGCTTTTATTCAGGGTAACAGGCGAGGCGGAACCCAATCGTGTGGTACGCATTCGCGCGAGTGTGGAGCCAAGAGGAAGACCAAACGCCGGCACCCGCACCATAGTCCCAACGCCCGGACGAAAGGAGGCACATTTCATTGACGATGTATTGATAAAAATAATCTTTGCCAAAAAGGTTCGTGCCTGTTGCATCAACGCCTGCGCCATTTTTCGGAAACCCCATCCCGGCTAAGACCCATCCCGCGCCGGAGGTTGATGGTGACAAAACTTGATTAGTGCTGCTTCCCATCCGCATCCCGTAGGCAAATCCGGTCTTGAACGGCGGAACAAAACTATCCATCATAGCGGCCACACCGGTCGCGCCCCAGTGGTCAGTTGCGCCGGTATTACTGTGGGTAAAGGTTTTCATCGCTACGCTTGTTTTAGCGGCGTAGAATGTGCCTTTAGTGACCGTGCCACCGGAAGCCCATCCGCTGAGTCCTGAGCTATCCAGGGCAATTGTAAACTTGGTCGGGTCGGCTGTTGTTGTGATTGACCATATCTTATCGTTAATAGCGGTCGCTAAAGTTCCTGCCGCGATTGACCCTATCTGCACAAAATCTCCCGTGGTCAGACCGTGAGCTGCTGATACGGTGATTTCCGCAGGGTTGGCCGCCGTAATTCCCGTTATGGTTAAATTGGCGGCAATCGCTGTTGCGCCTATCATAACTTCCCACATTCCGCCGTTGAGGTCAGCGACGCCCGATGCCTGCCCGTTATGCGTTGTCTTGGCAAATGCAACGCCTGTGCCTGTTCGTACCGATTGGGAATATCCATCCGAACCATAAATAACCGTCGCGTCGTCGGCGTCTTTAAAGTTCGAGTTATTAGCACCCTTAGGATAATTGTTTGTCGCGTGATACCATGCACAGTGCGTATCGGTCTGCGAGTACTGTCCATGAACGAGAGACAGTAACGCCAATGCCCCGTTTTGGAATACCGATTTGACATGAAATATCGAACTGGCATTGACTAAACCGTTAGACCCGTCCCTTCTGTGGGCAAGGTCTATGGTTGAGCCGTTGTTGTTCGCGCCGCCGGTTAAATCTGTGTAGGGATTGTGGTCTGCGTGTGACGCTAATGGTTTCCCGCCTTTTATGGAGGCGGCGGTGAAGCCTGTTCCATTGGCGACCTTAGAGTTTTTGTACTTATCAATGAAAAAACCAACTTGCTCCTTGCCGCCATCGTAAAACGCTCTATGTAAGGCGTAGCCATCAACGTTAGCCAAGGCTTCTGTTGCGTAGGTTTCCAGCCCCTTAACCGATATGGAGTTTGTGCCGTGAGTCACGAGCGTTTCATTGAACTCGAAACCAGCGCCAAACCCCTTGGTTGCGTTTCCTCCCGACGAGTATGCAGTATAACCAGATGAATTAATCCCCGACAACTCATAGGTGTCGTCTGCCTTATTCGCAACGGTGAAAACCAAATCGTTGACTTGTGTCATGCCCGCAACATTATCAATCAGAATTTTATCTCCGTTGGAATAACCGTGAGCGACTTGGGTTACAACGGCAGGATTGCCCTGCGTAATCCCTGTAATATTCCCGAAAGTATGAATCCTGTAATAGAACTTAGGAATCCACACCATAATTGACCCATCGGAGAATTGATAATTGCCGTAGTTGGGGCTTGAGGGATTATTGTACCCGCGCATCGGCGTAAAACCGGAAGGCAGTAAAGCCGCGGGACAAACACCTACACCAAATCCAAGCTGCCCAGGTATGCCGATGGTGTTTTCTGTTGGTGTAATGGCGGCAATGTCCGCTACTCCGGTAATTGTTAAATCCTCTGCCCCTAAGGTTGTAAACGTCCCTGCCGCGCCGTTGATTATGCCTCCGGTTATAGCAATATCAGAGAAGGTCTGTGTTCCCGTCCAAGTATTATCTTGTGCGAGTAGTCGTTTTAATTTATCCCATCCAAATTTAACCATGATAGCCCCCTATTGAATGTTAAGATGCAAAGTAACAACACAGGTCTGTGTAGTAGCTGTTGCAACTATCTTAATGAATGGGTACATTTCCGGCTCAAATGCCAACCCTCCGGTAGCCGTGGACAATCCAGAAACAATAGTCCCTCCGCCCGTAGGCGTGAAATACGTTCCATCCTTAATTGAACATACCGTGTAGGTCAGTGCCAAGGTTCCGCCAGAAGTCGAGTTGGCGTAAGCGATTGAAAATAATCCGTCCTGTGCGATTTCTCTCAAGTCAAAGGCTGCTGATGTAATCGCCGCTGCTGTGGTAACTGTTTTCGGCCCGTTGAATACGTTGTAAGTCGTAATGGGTCTGAATCCTTTAGGCATTTTTGTTTTCCTCCTTGAATGTTTAGTTTCCTAATATCTTTGATATTTTGTTTTTCGTTCCAACACTTCTTGAGGGAGTCTTTGTTTGGCTCGCCTTAGAGTGTTTACTTCGCCTATGTCAAAATTCGAGTACCCCAATCTTGGAACCGGCTTCTTTGGTTGAGCAGAAAGGTTCTTGAGTATTGGGCTTGTTATTTCTGAAGGGAATACTTCACCTATCGGCTCAATGGCTTTAAGTGGTCTCATTAGCGGAGACCTGGGAAGCGGTTGCTTAGTTATTGGCGGTTCGGGCATTCCCTGTAAATACTGTCCCGTTTTACTGACTGGGGTAAATTGATTTCTAGTCATTAAAGTATCAACGTCTTTAAACATCTTTTTTACATAGGTGTCGGGGTTAAACATCTTTCTACGGAAAGCGTTAAGTCCTTCCATGAATGAAGCACCTGCTATTGTCGCCGGATTCATAGCAATCAATCCATGAACCAAGGCAGTTCCCGATGTAATATCGAAAAAGTTTGGCATATTTCTTTCGCTCATGCTTGCGAAAGCGGCCTTGTTGGTTCCCTCCCTTAAAGACTTCACCGCGCCGTATCTGTTTTTAATAGCCTGATACCCAGCACCCTCTGTGCTTTCAATGAGGTTATCAAGTTGCTTTCTCATCATACTTGCGACACCGGCATCAACACCGGCCTTGGAAGTTTCTAAGAAGTTAAGGTTTTTATTCATCAGCCTGTTATTGGCGTTTGCTATCCAGTCTTGCGCCGCTTGCGGTGACATGGTTTTTTTACCACTTCGCAATATCTCTTGAAGTTCTTGGGCGTGTGCTATGGTTGAAATACCGTCCTTGCTTTTCAAAAGGGATTCGTTTTTAAGAACCTCATCCAGTTGTTTGGCTATGGGTTCAAGGTCTAACTCCACACCCTTCTTACCGGCAGACTTCATCAACGAATCATACTCTTGAAAAAGTCTTTTTTCTGTTTGATGGATTGCTTCCGCCATCTGCATCCTTGTAGCAGGTAAAGCACCAGTAACAACATCACCGACTTCGTTAGTCAGGTTTATACTTCCCTTATTGGAAACGATTTCCTTTATTCCGGTTTCGGCGTTATCAAAGTACCTCTGAATTAAAGGAAGTGTCTGCTTGCCCTTGGTCGAAGTCTTGATAGATTTATTGATGTTCTCCGTGACCACCTTTTTAATTTCTTGGTCAATCACAGACTGTGGTTCGGGAATGACTTTATTAAAGAACTGAGCCGTGTCTTTGGCTACATTCAAGCCTTCTTTAGAAGCCGCCTTCGCACCCCTATATCCTAACTGGCCTCCCTTTCCGATAGGAAGTAGACCTCCTATATTTCCAGAGGACTTTAAAAACTGCGCTGATTCAGGAGAGGCTTCTTCAAGGGATTCCCACCCCTCTCCAAGTGTTTGTACGGTACTCTGAAAAGCGGGGCTTTGTGCTATATCTCTCCCCACAGAGGCAATGCTTTCTTGAGCCTTTTGAGGAACTAAGGACTGATAGGCACTTCTTAACCCATGACCGATGATGTCATTAATCCCACCCGCTACTTGTCCGGCTACGTTGTAACCATGTAGCATAGGATTTCCCGCGCTTTTCTGGTACAGTTCTGGAGAGGTTATAGTGTTCCACCGTTCTTTTAAATCAGAACCGACATTGGATAAGAAACCTTTTTCTTGGGTGTCTTGTTGTTCGTAGGGATCAACCAAGCTGGTTTGTTCATAGGGGTCAATAAGAGGCATTATCTTATTCCTTTTTTATCGAGATAATCATTGATTTCTTTTTCGGATGCGGTCGGGTTAGCCTTTTTAAGGTCGGCAAAGTATTGATCTCTCGGCGGTTTATTATCACCAAACAAGATTTTATCTATGTCACGCCTTCCCTCTAGTTGCATCTTCCTCTCAAAATCTTCTTCCTGTTTTTCCGGGTCAAACTTTGTTACGGGCTGTTCTTTTACATACTGTAATCTTTCTCTATAGGCCTGTGACCTGTTTCTTAGACCTACGTTAATGGCTTCAATCACAGCATCGAACTGTTGCCAGTTCTGTATAGCGTTTAAAAGTTTCTTGGCTTGTTCTTGCGCTCCCACTGTCAATTCCGCTGCTGTAATACCAGAACCTGCCATCATGTGTTTCATGGCTTCTGCCATACCGTCATAGGTCGCTATCTTGAATTTCTCTATTTCGGGGTCGCCTGTTTGCTGATCCCAAGTCATAACAATTTTATTCAACGCCGGATATTTACTCCGCACATATTTCTTAGAAAGCATATTGGCGTAATCAAGGTTTCGTTTAGCTGTTTCTTCAAACGGCTTTAATTGATTTACGGTCTTTTCAAGGGCGTTTTGTGCCGACCGTTTAGACGCTATATTTAAATCAATCTGTGTTACATCAACGCCACGTTTCTGGAGTACTTTCGATACTTCTCTGGCTGTGTGCGCCCCACCCATGCCTTTTGCGACATTGCCTATCGTGTTCTTTCCTTGTTCAATCGCATCGGCAAGTTTTTCCATATCGTCTGGTTTAGTGGTTTTTCTCAAAACGGTAGCTTGAGATCCCTCTGTAACTGGCTCTAATGGGCCTCCGCTGTATTCCATCCCATTTCCATACAGCAACCTCCCCGTTGCCTTGTCTTCATAGACCGGTTGGTTTGTTTCTGGGTCAAATCCCTTTATTTTCGGTGCGGCCTTATACTGAGAATTAAACGCCGTTTCGTATTTATTCAGTTCAGACATGAAAGCGTTTTGCTTTTGGCCTTCTTCAGCTAATGTACTCTGGTAGATACCTTGTGCGATCTTAAAGTGCTTCGGGTCAACGTCTTGTATCGTCCCAAAAGCCGGACGGTTGTTGTATAAGTATCGTTCCATCGCTTGTTGGGCTTTGTAATTAATATCAGCATTGGTGTAGTCTTCGCCGTATGCTTTAGCGAGCTTCTCTGAAAAATGCTTTCTTATGTTAGTCAGTTTATCCATGTAATCCATTTCCTCTGGAGAGGGCTGTGAATTACTTGGAGGACGGACATCGGTATAGACTTGACCGGAATCTGCGTATTGAGGGTCAATCGGGGTATTGGTAAATGACGTTCCCATTTTCGCAGCGTCCTCTGGTTGATGACCGAACCATTCCGGTTTCTTGGGTAAAATACTATCGTCAACGTCCACAGGTACAAAGTCATAACCACCGCTTTCATTTTGGGTTATGTCCCCATGCTTGTTCTGTTGCATGAAATCATAAAGATCGCTTTTAGGTATCATCACTTTTCTCCGTTCTTGAGATAATCCTTCACGGCAGCGTCATACTCCGCAAGCTGCTTCTGGAGGTTCCCCTGATACTGTGTCAAGTTCCATTGGTTCTGAGAGGAAGCACCGAACTGTGAAGCTGCGTTCTTGGATTGTGCGTTAGCGATAGCCGTCTGGTAACGTGCCGTGTATTCCATCTTGGCAGCGTCAGAGAGGTCAGACCATTTCATCTTATACTTCTCAAACTGTGCCTCAAAGTTTCTCTGGGCAGCGTCCACGTTAGCCTGATAGTTCATCTTGGAAGCATCAGCGGAGGCTTGGAAGTTTGTCTTAGCGGCATCAGCCATTGTAGAATAACTGGTCTTGGCTGCGTCTGCTTCATAACCGTATTGAGTATTATACATCTCTCTTGCGCTCTTGGCTGCGCCCGTCATTACGCTCTGAAGTCCCTGTCCATACCCCGCAAGGGCTTCCCTAAGTGTCATTTTTTTGACGTTGGGATTATCAGAACCATTCACCATAGCTCTTTGAATGGCACTCCTTAGTCCCCTGATTCCCGCTGCGCTTTGCTGTTGAGTTAGAGCGTTTACCTTCCCTTCATCGTACTGTGGGGCGGTGTACGCTCCAATCGAATATGACGGGGCTGTGTAAGCCTCAGGTGGGGTGTAGGTCGGGGCTTCTCCTAATTTAGAACCAATGTCCGGCATCTGAAATGTAGGGGCGGAAACGGTTGTCGGTTGATAGGTCGAAACTGAATTACCTGCACCTGAACTTGGCATAAACGACCCGACTACATTCCCAGACTGACCATCCATTTTCGGGACACCAGATTCTCCAGATTGTTTCGGGCCGCCAACTCCCAGAAAGTGTAGGTTTGGACTGCCCGGAGAGGCTCCCCAAATTATATCATTGCCTATCATAATCCCCCCTGTATCATTAATGAAATTCTAAATTGCTTTTGTTTAAGCCTGGGGTCTGTTTTGATTCTATCTGTCCTTTCTTTTTTGAAAGGTTTTGTAAAATCTTCCCGTTTAAAACCGTATTTATTGTTCGACATATTCTTCTATCCTCAATCCGTAATCCAGCGGATAAAACGATTCATCTGCTGTATTATGGGACAACTTAACGCTTATGTTCTGGTTGACCTGATTTAAGTTAATCCTGTGCCTTCGTATTCTGTCGTTGGTGTGTTCTGCCGTGAGAGAAAGGGTTTTCGCCAAAGAGGTCTGCTCCACTCCGTTGTAGTAAACACCTATGGTAGCGTTGCCTGTCTGGGTCTTAAACCTTGCTATCATTTCACCGTTTCTGATGATTTTCCCGTTGGCGTTAATCTCAAGGGTCACATAAGAATTGACAGCGGTTGTGATGTCATTCGTGCCGCTGTTTAAAACATAAACCGTGCCATCGGCCTGTCCACCGGCTAACCTAGTGGTTGGGATGTTGCCTGATGCGGAGTCACATTCACACTCACACGCAAAATTATTGGCGTAAGTGTCTGCCATGAACTCTCCCAATAGAAGGTCATACACCAAAAAGACATTATTATTCGTGGCAGAACTTCCGGTCGTTAAACCGATTTTAAGGACTTTGAATTGAGAATCAAATTTAAGATACATTTTCGATTCGTAACCCGTTCTGATACAGGTTGAACTTGAAGGGTCAAAATAGTTTTTTATTTTCTCAAATCCTTTGACAAAGTTGACACCCTTGCCATCAGTAAACAGTATCCCTTCTCTTGAAAGGATATAAGCCCTGTGACCACCCTCTATGTGTTCAATGACTTCCATAGACTGAGAGTTCATGCACCCGTATCTTGAAGAAACAACCGTGGTCTCTCCGACTATTCCCGTTTCTGCGGGTTTCTGGAGAATAGTTAAACACCCACCCGAAGCACCCTTTTCTTCTTGTGCGATTAAAAGAGCGTCATGGAACGGTTTCATACAAACGACTTTATTTGATCTTCCGTCACCCATCGCAAACATAGCCGAATCAGATGAAGATAAGACTTGAGGTTGGTTTTGGGCAGATAAAACAATCCATGAAGGATTTTTGTCAAACACATAAACCATTCTGTTGTCCCACGCGGCGTTACAAATACCCATTCCGTAGGCTGTAATATCAAAGTAAGGAATAACCTGTATTCCAATAGAAATAGTAGCAGAGAGGGTTTTATCTACTGTAAATCTGTACCAGTAAGAAGAATACGGGCTTCCCTGAAACGTATTCGGTCGAATGTCTGATTGACGGGTAAACATCACAAAACCGGATTTACTGATTCCAGAAGTCCCGTCCGTAAAACTTCCTACGGTAGTCCACGTCCCTGAAGGTGGTAGGTACTGGACGGCGTTAATCGTAGTGGTTGCGGTTGTGTTCGGAGTAGAACCTACGTCTATGTAGAATCCTACTATCGGGTCTGGTGAATTAAAGTAAACATGATTACTCGAAGTCATCCCTCCTATTGAAATATCGCTCGTCCCATAGACGTAATACTGATTCGTGTTCCCTCCTGATTTTCTTTGCTGTATGGGGGCTATGGGGCCGGTAGATGAACCACCCGTAGAAGCGGGAAGATAAAGCCTCTCTAACCCCAAGAAGCTGTTTTTGGTATATGAAGCCGTTGCCGAAACATAATGATACGCTTCTACTGCGTCCACTAAAACACCGTCCCACATATCTGAAAGGTTCGCAAAACCAGACCCGTAAGTGACTTGGCTTATTTCGACTTCTGAATCCAGTTCAGCACTAAAAGAAATCTTCAACCACATACCGTTGGTTTCGTACATATAATAAGGCACTGCGTCCGTAGGCGTTGTCCAAGTGACTGACCCTGTTTGAGCGAGCGTTTTTGAACTGGAAGAAGTTCCGTCTGTGATGGTGAGACTTTTCCACCCCGTAGTCGAGTAATAATAGATACTCATTGTAGAAGTGTTGGCGTTGGCGGACGAAACGGTAAAAGTAATTTTGTTCGGAGTTACGGGAGCGCACAGTAAAAGGCAATCGTGAGAAGTTTGTATCATCCCACCGGAAAACGAAGCACTCCAAGCGGTAACCACCGTTGCTGTGGTAGCACTGGTGACAGACGCTATTGTGTTGTCTTCAGCACCACCGGTGAGGGTAGCTGAAGCAAACGCTAAGTAAGTTCCCGTTTCAGTTGTTTCAATCGTATTACTGGCGGCACCGGATGTCAATGACCATACATATACTGCGGCATTAGTACCAGAGTTGTAAGCGGTGACTTGGGTATGGGCGGCGGCGCATTGATATAAAGAACCATTACCGTCACCGTGGGTTATTGCCCTGTATAGATTTAAAGCAGAAGCGTTGGCATTAGCACCTATTAAAACCTCTCCCTCTGCGGGAGTTAAGGTAGTCTTGTAAGTATAAACCTTATTTCCAATTGTGACTGTTTCGTTATTCTGTGCATACTGACCTGAGGTAATTGTGAACACACCCGATGCATATATTCTTATTTTATTGCCAACGGTCAAACCTTCTGTAAAATCAACCCCACCTGAAGAAGATAAAGTTAAATCGGTTCCACTTGCGGTTCCGCTGACTTTAATAGTTCGATAATTAGTGGTATCCATCCAGTTGAGCGCACCCAATGAATCCAAAACAGCAACCGTAGGGGCTGATGTATCATTGACTTCTTCTGTATAATCCGCACCAATAGACGGAATGCCGGTTAGTTGTGTATCAGAATCATAAACGATAAACTTATCCACCGAATTTGCGTCACCGGCACAAATCTGATGCTGGTCAACTCCGTTGGAAAAGATACAAAAATCGTTAAAGGTTGACCACGACCCCGGAATGGGAGAACTCGAACCGCTAAACACTTCAGAACCAAAAACCCCCGTAGTAACAGCCGGTGGAGCGTCTGTTGCTTCTAAAACATCGGAGTCGGTCATCTGGGCGTAGAAATGCCTTTCTGTTCTCTTTCCCTTAGAGAACTGATACATACTCATTACACCGTTTGTACCGTCTGCCGTGGAGTGTTTTTTAATATACCCCATTCTTTGTTTTAGTCCGGGGTACATCTGCCTCAAATTATTAACGGAAGAATAGGAACCGGTCGGTAAAAGACCAGGTTCGTTAAATGTATTCATTCCGCCGATAAAGGGTGTGGTTTCCGGTTCGGTATGTTTTTTATTCTGCGCCATAATTATAAATAAGGCTGAAACGAGTACCACAGTTCATCTTGTGATACGTCTTCAGTTCCTATAAATCCTCTTAGTGTTTCGATTAAATCTTCCCTGAAATTTGAAACCTCTGAAACCTTTATTTCCATTGGAGAGGGAACAGAGTCCTTCAGCATTAAGGTCGCTCTCCTTGAGATTAAATGATGGAACGGTTCAGGAAGTTCCGAGATAGTCCCGTAATACTTTGAGGCCGCACCTGTATTGGTAATGGTACAAACCCGTAAAGCTGAATAATCTGTTATGGTGTCATCCCATCCATCGGTGATGTTTTCTATCTTTACTCCGTTGTAGTAATCTGCGACTGGTTTAGCGGTGGTAGCTAAAGTCAGAGAGGTCGCAGCACCCGCACTTGACATACCCTGCGTCAAGTCAATGGGTGCTGAATAGTAATGAAAGGTTAAAGCCGAGCTACTGCCATCATCCCTCACGATTGTATTTCCGCTTCTGTAATAGAGATTGTCTGACCCGCTTGAATTTGACAAACGCTTTACTTTGACGGAAATAGGATAAATCTTTTCACCATTGGAGTTGACTATATGAGATAATTTATATAAGTCAGAGGGAATGGTATAGACACCGCTAGAACCAGTCACAGCGGAGGAAGTTAAGAACAGTTCAGGCATTCTTTGAAACAGCATATTAAAGATGTATCTCTGCGCCTGATTGATCTTCCGTACTATGTCTGTGTTGTCATACGCCCCTGAGGTATCGCTCCCCTGCATAAAAGCTGTGGAATACTCGTTTAAGTCAGTCCTGATTTCCTCAAGCATCGCATAACAGTTATGATGAATATACAGACTTTGTGGCATTTTATTTATCCTTATGTTTATAGTTCATGTGTGACTTCATCATCTTCGCCATCACCAATTCACCGCATACATCGCACTTGACTAAATCGGTCGGCTTTGCGGTTGAGATTCCACCGATCATCTGCTCGCTTAATTTGTTGACCATTTCAGTCAACTTGGCGATTGCGTCCCCCTGTTCTTTGAGCTGTCTGTCCTTGTCCTCGTTGTCCTTGCTGAGTTGCGCTACTACTGCTTTTTCGCCCTCTACCATTGAGTAAGGTTGTAACAGGGCTATTCCAAGTTCCGCTGCGTATCTTTTAACTTCTTTTGTCGGAACGTCATACGGTTGTCCCGAAGCCTTCCGTGTTTCGTTTCGGTAGTTATAGGTGTTGATCTGCCGTATTCTGAACTCTTTGTTCCTCTCAATGGCATCGGCTTCGATTTTGTCCTCATCAATAGACTTTCCATCGTCATCAAAAACCAACTTCGTCAATCCTCTTGAACCCAGTGCGTTTAAGGCGTGATTGCCTTCAGGTTCTTTTACTTTCTTGCGGGTTTTAGCTTTGAGCGTGTAACTCAGCCCCCCGTAAGTGTAGTCTAAGTCTTCGTGTGTCGGGTTCCATAGAAATATCATTTCGATCTCCTTTTCTGTATGAACAATCCGCTTCGCAAGACTGTTCATCAAATTGTTTAACGGTTAAAATCACTTCTTCCACTTCTGGAAGGTACTCCTCGATTTTATGTCCTTTGGGGATGTCTTTATTTAAGACGATTTCTCTGCCGTCACCCACATAGAAATTGTCGTCTTCAATTAATTTATTATAGAGGGCTTTCGCTTTATAGTTCTTTGAACCGTTCCTGAACGGCATGATATGGTCAGGGTGCTTACAGGTCGGTATCAAGATTAAGTTATTATCAAATGCCCCAGCAACGTGAACCGGCATGGAATCGTTTGTAATGAGCGTCTTGGCTTTGGAGATTAAGGCAAACAGTTCCTTGAGTTCTAATTTGTCTCTGAAGTCCACACACCCCTCTGCATTAACAGGTAAGTAGGTATGCGGGATGAGGTGTTGCTCCATGCTTAAATCTTTTCCGATAATCCCGACTTTAAATCCTTCTTCCTTGAGCCGGTCTATGATAGACTGCCAGTATTCTGTCGGGAAAGTTTTGGACTCCCACCCCGCCCCAGGATGTACCAAAACCAGTTCTTCCAAGTTCTTGTAAATGTCCCTGCATTTTTCAAGGTGCTTGCGTTTGTAGTCTAACTTGATCTGTTTGTCTTGATCGGGCAGTTGTCTTCCAAGAGCCTTTTGAGAAGTCCAATCCACACAATGTGTATAATTAAACGGAACGTAGTTTCCAAATTCTTCCCAAGGTGTCTGGTGGGTGTTGATTTCCATAACAGCGTCCAGTTCGACTTTGGGGTAGTCTTTTGAAAGATGAAGTCCGTCTATGTGGTCGTAAACCTCACAATCCTTGCTCATTAAGTAAATGTTGGCATCGTGGTACATTCTTTGCTTAATGTAACGAATAACGGGTTCAGTAGAGATAACATCTCCCAGCCCACCCAACGCCCACACAAAGATATTCTTTTTGTACTTGTAGTGCGGTTTGTCCTTTTCCCACAGAGCAATATCCCTATCCATTTTCTCAAAGAGTCTGTCCCCGTCTCCGGCGTAGTGAATGAAATAAGAATCCAGTCTCGTCATGCCGGTAATTCTGTCCATGATGGACATTCGGTTGAATTTGTAATCCAACTCAAAGACCTTGAATTTGGACATGAAGATTTTGTAATTTAAGAACGTCTGCTCCCCGAAATGATGTCTTAACGGTTTGATGGTTTCGATGATCTTAAAGATACTTCGATGCCCTCTGGAGCAAACCATAACCCCTGTGTTATAGTAGGACTTTCCATCATAGGTGAATTTATCCACCCCGTAATTAATCATCATATCCTGTGCGTACTTATTCATTACTTCATAGATACACACATTTCTCGGAGTAAAGAGTCCTTCGTTGAAAATTCCGAACTCATCTTCAGGAACGACATCAAATAGGGATGGTGCGTCATCACGAATGATTATGTCAGCGTCAATGAAAGCAATTCTTTCAAAGTCCTTCTTGAGGAGTTCATAAAGCGAAAACTTTATCCAATGCGGAGAAGGTAAGGCAAGCCCGTCAGAACCATTGAGAACAATGAGTTCAGCATCGCATTTCTCGGCGTACTGAAGAAAGAACGGTTTGGTTCTCTCCCAAATCTTTTCGTATTTTTCGCCATTAACGATTGTCACAATTGCTTTAGTCATTTAAAAAGGCTTCCTGTGCTTTTTTCCGTTTCTTCATCATTCGGGCAAGTTGGTACGCCGACCCGCTTCCCAAGTCTTCAGGTTTTGGGGTTTGGATTTCTTCTTTTATTTTTTGTTTGGCCTCTCTTAATCCCTTAAATATGTCCACTAAACACCTGCCCTTTCGGTTTGTAGGCTACTTGCCTGAAAGCCGCTTTTTTCTTCCCTAATCCGTGTGCCTGTTGAAACGCACTCTGTAACTGAATCCTGTCCATGCGTGTCATGTGCCTGATGTTGTCTTTTGCCTTCTCCCTATCTCGGTCTATCGTAGTCGAAATTTCATAGGCTCTTTTTGCAAATTCAACTTCCGGCTTTCGATTAGTCATGTCCCCGTCATAGATGATTTTCAAATCCCTCATGTCGGGCTGCCTGAATCCACCGTCATCTGTTTTTACCATATGAAGATTGACGGGTTCTCCGTAGCCCCTGTTGTATCGAATGACAAAGTGTCCGTGTTCAGGTTTGAATACGCAGTCTAACCGCTTATCCAATGCTTTTAAGTTTCTTAAAAAGCCTCTTTCCGGTGTAATCATTTTTGCTCCCAATCATACCCATAGACTTTTTTATCTATGGTTTTCATTATGGTTGTCTCTCCGTGAACTTTTATCTTAACTCCCCTGCCCTTCGCTACACCGCACCAAAAATTACACCCATTGATTAACTTGGAATATTCGTCACACATGGTTATACCGTAAAGGTTTATCTCTGTGTGTCCTCTGTAAAGAGCAAGAGCGATTGCATAATCAACCGTAGATGAAAAATAATCCGTGTCGAACAATTCCATAACTTCCCGAATGGGGTAGTTTTCCAAATCAATACAAGGAACATTATTTTCTGCGGCTTTTTTTCTGGTTTTATCGGCCTCCTGTTTCTCTCCCAATCCCCAACGACCATCTCCATAAACATTCATGTCAATCACAAGGTCAACTGGTCGCCTTAAATAAAGCTGTGTCAGCCCCCAGTTCTCTCCGTCTAAAGGGGCTTGTGTCCATGTATGTCCCTTGCCGATTATGTTCATTTCAAAGTGGGGGATTATAGCCTCCCCCGTGGCTTTTAAGATTAGGTTACAACATCAACTGCCGGAGCTAAAGCACCAGAAGCAGTACCGGCCGTGTTCGTTACATAGTTCTGCGAGAACTGCATAGCGTCACCGGTAATAGCGCCAGCCAAAAGAACAGCCGAGCCGCCCATACACTTATTGTCTGCCACAATGCCCGTTGAGCCTGTGACACACTCAATGATTTTGGTGATTGTCCCGCCAAGCCAGTTAATTTTATTCCCGACAATTTCAGCATCAACCACAGCCGTTGAACCACTAATACAAATCGAAGAAGTGGACGCATTGGCGGTAATCATAATGGTGTTGTTTAAAATTCTGGAATGGTCTGTACCGACAAGCTGAATCCAAACCTGAGCCGCACCAGCCGCAGAAGCCTGACGATGAAAACAGTTTTTAACAGTCAACTGGTCAGCCGCATTGGTGGTCAAAAGGAACTGCCTCGCCTGTCCGGTGGTGGGGTAGAAATCAACTGCATCAATCGTGCATCCCGCCGCCGTCACATGGAATAATGTCACGACTTCATCAATGGTATTCGTGACCTGAATGTTTTTAACTGTTACATTCGCCGCACTGATGGCAAAGGTCGAAGTGGTTGCAGAAAATGAAATAACCGGACGTAGATTCCCGTTTCCTAAACCGATAATCGAAATACCCGCTACATCGGCAGTGATTCCACCAGCCACAGCGATTGTCTCTGTATGACCGGGGCAAACATAAATCACGTCACCACGATTTGCGGTACAAGCACCAATCGCAGCATCAATGGTCAGAAAGAGTTTGCTTTCGGGAACTCTTTTCTGCAACCATGTTCTCGCCTGTAAACCGGACTTGGCGACATAGAAAACCTCTCCCGTGATAGGAGCAACACCCTGTAATCCCTGAATTTTTGTGGAAGATATGCAAGCATCATCCGCAATGTTTCTGTCTTTAATCATTTTAATCTCCTAATAGTTGTCCCTAGCAAAATTGCTAGATACTTTTAAATGTTATACGACTCTAAGTAATTAGCCGCCTTATGGAGAAGTTCTGGTGAGTCTTGAAGATGTCCTATTCCTATATTACATGGAGAACACAACAATCCTCGTAATTCACCAGTAGTGTGGTTATGGTCAACAGCGAAATGTTTGTATCTTCCTCTTGGTTTATCTGAGCCACAAATTGCACATTTTCCATTTTGTTTGTTCAGCATTTCTTGGTACTCTACAAGAGTGATATTGTATTTATTTCTTAAGTGCCAACCGTGGGCAATTTTTCTGTTGTTGATATGGTAAAGTTTTTTCTTTTCTTTTTCTCTATCAGCAATTTTTACCCAATGTTCCTTAGAATGTTTACGCTGGCATTCCTTACATTCATTTCTCAATTTGTCCTTGGTGCGTGTTTTTCCATAATGAATATTAAATTCATTTATTGGTTTTTTAACTAAGCATTTTCGACAAATCTTGAATCCTTCGTCTGTTGACCAATCTTTCTTAGGTTTTTGTTTTTTGCGATAATTAGCAATGGTTACCTCATTCATACATTTCTTACATCGGTAACATTTCTTGTTCCTTGCGTACTTATTCGCATAAAACAAATCTAATGACTTTTCTTCTCCGCACTTAACGCATTTTTGAGTTTCCATTTGATTACCTCCATATCTATAATGAAGGTAATCATTGGAAGTTTGTTTGTCAAGCAGTTATTATGCTCACTTTCATAATAATTGATTTTATTCAATTATCAAGCGTACAGCGAAGGTTCCACGAGGTCTTTCACGAGAGCCAAGCAATTCCGCTGTTCGCAACCCAACTGGGTGTAGATTCGTAAAAACGCATCCCACTCATCGTAGCCGCTTCTCTGGTGCAACTGAGAATTATCCAGATTACCCCACCCCAGAGGACTCATTTCGTATTTGTAAATGACATCATCGGGGAAACAGTAAATCAGGTTCGGCTGGCACAAAGGATCAACGATAATCTCCACAGACCCATCACCACCGGAGAACGTAAGCACTTCATAACCGCCCTGTAACTTGGTCGGCTGGAAGCGTACATCCGGCAGAAGCAGATTGGCGTATTTGCGTTTCTGCCCCAGACCCATAATCATTTTCTTAACAGAAGCACCCGAAGCCGTCCTGACGACGTCCACGGCCTGTAACATCAGGTCAATGGAAAGCTCTCTGTTCACGCTTGAATTGGACAGGATGTTTGCCGACCATTTCGGCTGTGAAGCAACGGTAACACCTTCATAAACCGAAAGCAGGGTTCCGTTATCAAACATACCGTAAAGTCCGGTCATTTCAGCGGCGGTATCAGTCGTAGCGTGAGCCAAATCTCTTGCACCGGCCTTGACCGCAATCGCTCCCTCAGCCAACGTACAGGTAACTCCGTTGGTCAAAGAAGAAAGAGTCGGGTGGTTGGCGGCAAACGTAGTCGCGTTGGTTTCAAAGGTAACAATCTTTGTTGAAGGAACAATAGATTTTACTCTCTGTCCGAAAGCCGCGGAATCCGTAGCACCCAGAACCGTAGCACCGGCAGTGGCGTAGAAATCTACGACCTGACCTTCCATGAGGTACTTCACGCCGATGTCGTTATCAAACGTACAGGCGTAAGTCGCATTGGAAGTCGCACTTGAAGCAGCCGAGATTCTGCCGAGCATACCGAATCCATCCCAATGGGACTGGCGGTTCAAATCAACCACGATGCTCTGGTAAATATCTTCGATTTCATCCGCAAGACCATCAACAAAAGCGGCTTCACTTCCCTTTGCGGCCTCAATAGCGGGGCCGGAAATTCTCATTGAACCATAGATATACGCCGGAGTAATCGTTCCGTTGATTTTAATGCCGGTCATCGGATCGGGCAGTTTACCGCTTTCAGCACGACCACCGGTGGACTGGTTACGGGCGATTCTCACGCCGAATACATAGCCCTTGCCTTTGGGTGAACGGTCTGATTTCGGAAACAGGTTGTAGGTTATTTTTTCATCAGCGAACTGGTTTTTCAGCCCTTCGCCGTAAACATTTTTTAACGCATTGGCTAAATTGGTAATTGTTGCATAATCAGGCATTGTTTATCCTCCCTTATTAAAAACCGATTCGTGTAATGCCTTTCTAAGGTTTTTAAGTCCTCTAATCGGTTCTTTTTCAGAGGTCGCTACCGTTCCAGATGTTGAGGGGACGTTGGGAATACTTTTTTTGCCTTCAAGATATTCTTTAACGCCTAAATCCTTGTACGTTTTGACCAAATCGTTGAATTTTTTCACACCGTCAGTTGTTAATTTCCTGACAGCCTTCTTGTCTTTTAAATCAATTTCGTTGCATTCGTTTCCGACACCCAAAGACCACGCTAAAAACTGTTTCGCATCGGGGGTTAAATCTTCCATCACATCGAGTTGAGAAGACACTTCCTTCTCGTAAGAACTGATTGACTGTTTGGCTTCCTTGGCTTCTCTCTCCTGTTGCTCTTTGAGAGATTCTTTTTGTTCACGCTCCTCTAGTGCCTTGGTCAATCTTTGAACTGTCTGCTCCGGTGTTTCTGCACCCCTTCTTTGAAGTTCCGCCTGTTGCTGCCAGTATTTTTCGTACTGGGTCAGTTTTTCGGCTTTCGCTAAAATGTCATCTAGGTTCTCAAGGTCAACTTTTTTCCCCCTGATTTTAGAACCCGACTCCACTAGGTCTTTAAGTTCTTCAACGTCTTCCAACCCATTGGCCTCCAGTAAACCCTTGACGGACTTGCCAAGTTTCAAGGAATCTAAATCATCCTTGAAGCGTTTATCTTTGTGCCACGGTTGCTCGGTGGACGAGTCCTCTTTTACGTCCTTTGCTGTTGACGATTCAGCCTCTACGTCAGTTTCGGTATTTGATGGTAACGACCCATCTTTAATCTCGTTATCTTTGTCAGCCATTTTGCTCTCCTTTTTGACCGTGAAATCAATCGTGTTGACTACACAGCAATTAATTATTTCTAACGAATATTACGTTATAAACGTACCGACCTTCTCTTTTGGGGTACTCTCCTGTTTCAAGGTCAAATACGTTATACTTAAGCCCATCCATGAAAGAGAATATTTCTTCCTTGGATGTTCCCATTTCCTGCAACGCAAAATCATTCACTTCAATAATCACTAAGGGTTGGTGTTTTTTAAGTAACTTCTCAGCACCCTTCAGTGCTTGAAACTCACACCCCTCAATGTCCATTTTGATTAGCTTCACGGGTTCGTCTATTAAAGAATCAATCGTGACCATCTTAACGGGTTCTTTAATTAACTCGTTGGCTCTGGTTAAATTGTTTAATTCGTGTTTAGAGGGATTCCACAAAGAGTGTCCCCCGTCATTATCCCTGTTGTAAATGATTTCTGCTTTTATGTTTTTATCTCCCACCGCCTTATGGAAAGGATGGATATTTTTTAATTCATTGAGTTTAATATTGGCTATTAAGTCATTGTAATTTTCTTTCTCTGCCTCAAAAGCGAATACTTTTCCCGTTTCTCCGACTAACTCAGAAGCCAAGATAGTAAAGTAACCAACGTGCGCCCCGCAGTCTATAAAGGCGTCGCCTTCCTTAAGAAGGGACTTGAGAACCATACAAACTTCCGGCTCATACTCTTTGCTGTGCTTATCTAAATAGAGCATATATCCAGAGGTCGATTTATATTCATCGAGGGCTAGTTGCATTCTTCTCTCTCTTTTGATTATTGTTTTCCAAAACACCTTCAAGCATGGTCTTGTCTTTTTCCTGTTGCGCCTTAAATACTTCGTCAGCAGTCACCACGCCTACTACTCGCGGGTTTTGGTCTGGTTCTATTCCGAGATATTTCTGCATGACCTGCATACGTTCACTTGCTGAAAGCACAGGAATCAGCTTATCGAGTTGTAAAAACTCCCTTGGGTCTCTTGAGGGGTCAACCTTGTTGGCTTCCTCCGCTACGACCTGATGATGATGAGCGTCTGCGTGATGAATTAAAACAACTTGCGCCTCTTGCGGAAGTTCGGCAAACTCATCCGAAAGCATAAACTGTCTGTGAGTCTCGTAGTGAATCTGGTGAACGTCATACTTAAAGTACGGGTCTTCACCCACTACCTCAGACTCTGCGTCAATCGCTCCCGATTCGGGGTTGGGTTCGGCAAGGAAAATTCCCTCAAAGTCTTTCACTGCTATTTTGGCGTTTTCCATGTCGGCGCGTTTGGAGTCCACGTTTTCCTGTTTCGTAAATCCAGAAAGTCCGGCGCGTTTTAAGAGTTCGTCTTTTAGTTCTGGATTGTTGGCTACGTCTCCCAGAAGTCCCCTCTGGGCGAAGTCCATTAAAACACTCATCTTACCTGAATTGGTGGTAGCTAAACCTGAAGAAACTTCCATTCTAAGGTCTGTGTTGTTTCTTAAATCAGAAGCCTTGAATTTGACTATTTTCCACTTATTGCCCCGACCGCATATCTTTAACATTCGTTCTTCGGTCATTATTTCCTGCGCAATAATCAGTTTCTTCTTTTGAACCTTAGTAAGCGAGCGTATGAATCTATTAACATCGGGGGCTTTGCTTCTTTCGGCTGTTTCCCTGAGAACATCCACCATAATCCCGGAGGCCTTTGAACCAGGGGATTGACCTCTTAGAATGTTTTTCGGGTCGCCTTCAATGTCCTGAACCGCGCTTCTCTGAATGGCTCGTTCTTCTAAAACAGACTGGGGCAAAGCAGTGCCCTGTTCGATAGAGGGCTTCGCTCCGCCGCTAAGTAGAGCGTCATACTCCAAAACCTGCATCCCGACACCAAGACCTCCAACATCGTCAACCTTTTTCACTTTCAGTCCGGTGGGGGTAAAGAGTCTTACTCTCCCCGCGCCTTTTCGATTGATAATGAGTGCCTGATCTATTTCGTTGATGGTGTTCTGGGGTGAGATTAAGTTATTTACTGAAGCATCCGACCAGAAGTTTCCGGGGATGTAGTCATAATGAAAATCTGTCAAAGAGTAGTACCATTTTCCGTCTTGTACTTTAATCGGCATCCGGTCGTACTGTTTGATAATCTTATCCGAACAGGCCAAGATGTACCGGCCTTCGGGGTATTTAAGGGTGGGTTTCATTTCCACTTCTCTGAAAAGAATTAAGGAATCATCATCAACGCTATAAGTAGCGGAGTCAATCCCTGCTCCCTTCCACGGAGAAACCTGACCCACCATTTTCATTAATCGTCTGTAATAGTCCGTGGCTTTGTTGTCTGACGGAGTAGAAAGTTTGAGCTTGAAAGTATCTTCCACCCATTCTCTCGGTTTTAAAGACTGAATCCCGACCCATCGTTTTTTATTGAGCCTGTCACCTAAAGAATCACAGTAAACCTGAAAAGGAATGATGTTCTCTACACCCACATCTCCGGTGTTGATCGGGTTTCCGTCTTTGTCGAATATCCACTTTTCGGACTGCATTTCGGGGAAGGTTCTTAAAAAGTTCACCCCGAACAAAGGAAGTCCGGTGGCTACTTTTTCTTTCTCGTCAAGAAACTCTCCATCATTGGCGTTGTCCATCCAGTCTAAAAGATTCACCCCTAATTCAGCCGCCTTGATGTCTTCTCGTTCCATTGTGTTGGGGGCTATGGAAGACTTTAGGTCAACGCCTAGGAGCATGGCCTTGACAGTTCTAACGTGCTCTCGAATAATATTTGTAACAGGGGTTGGGATGTAATCAGGAATAATCTTTCGTCTGAATGTCTGTTGGGTTTTTAGAAACTCAATCCATTGCTCTCCCATATAGTAGAGAACGTTCCGATACCAGATTCTCTCAAGCATAGCCCTTGAGTAATCGGTTTGAGCGTTCTCAAAAATCTCATTGACGGCATGAACTAACTCTTTGTCGTCTTTTTTGTCGTTTATTCTTTTGAAAATATCAGAAATGCTCATTTTAATCCCTATTCAACCGAAAGACCCTCAGGTTCATAGTTTCTGGAAGGTTTTTCTGCCTCCACTACTTTAATGTGTTCGACTTGAGAGTACTCACGGTAGTCTTTCGCCATTAACCTGTTTAAAAGGTCTGATTTTTCCTTTCTCTCAGCGTTCAAAAGAAGCCCGAAAGCAAATCCTTCAGCAATCACAATAAAAAGTGCTATTCCAAGTAAAATTTCCATCAATAAAGCCTCTCATAGTCAAAGTCTTCAAACGAATTTCTCATAATTTCGAGTTCCCTGTGGGCAACCTCTGAAATATCCTTCGGCGGTCGCTTTACTTCTTCAAGAGTTTCTTTCCAGACATTCATTCCGTGCATTTTCATCGGTCTAGCCATACACAAAAGAGCCGCTTCATCATAACAATGATCCTCTCCGTCAGAATCTATATCTTCTGGGTTGTTGGGATTCGTGATGAGGGTGGGAATAGTTCTGATGAAGTGAATACATGAATCATAAACCTGCATCATAGGTATCGAATACCCAGTTTCGGTTTTCTCAACTAAAAGCCTCTGATGAAACTGTCTTAATTTGAGAGTCCTTGAAGGGTCGCCAGGTCGAAGTATAATGCCCATTCGTCTAAATTCTTCAGCAGTAGAACTTCCTTGCCCACCACCCTTATAATCGGGTTTTTTATTAAAACAGGTGGGATCACACAGCCGAATAATCTGCGGGTTTACAACGCCCTCTCTTTCGACATCGAACCCCATTGATTTTTCTCTTTTAATAATTCCCTGGGCGATTTCAGAATCAGCCAGTCTAAGGCCCTGATTGGGAGTTCCATTCCATCCGTACCACTCCGCAAATCTGTAAAATCTTCCGTCTGAATCCAGCCACCACCAACCTATTGAAAACGGCGCACCGAATCCCCAGTCAAACGTCATAAACTTGGGGGCTGATTCGGGAACGGGAGCCGGTTTGATAACGTGATGAAGTCTGCTCCATTCCTGAAAGGTCTGTCCTACGAATGTGTCCCACGACCCGTCTTTAAACGCCGCCCTTAAATGAACCGGAAGCGTATTGAGCATCTGCCAATAGGTCTCATCCAAATAAGGATTGTCCTCAGCTTTAGATTGGATAAACGCGAACTTATTTGAGTAATCAACGGGAGAACGGTATTCTTCGGGATAAATCTTGTCTATCCAGAACGCCTTGCAATAAGCATGGCCTATCCCTCCGGGATTAGTCCCTCCCATAAAGAACGTCTCATCATCCTTCAAACCAGACCACCTGAGTCTCATTCTCAAATCATTGAAGGTGTCGTAAGGGTTCTTGGTCAACTCATCCACCAAAATAGCGGCAAACTCAGCACTCTGATACTTGGAAGCGTCATCTAAATTCCTGAAACAAATAACCCCACTTCCATACTCAGGGCTTAAAATAAAACACCTTCCATAGTCCTTGTGGTCGGAATATGACTTCCCCATCCAAGACGGAAACTCTCTTGCGATCTTGGTCAACTGACGGTCTTTTAGAGAAGGATAATCTTCACAAGCCAGCATGACCTGAACATAGGTGAGTTTCTTAGCAAAAAACGCCCACATCAAATACCTGACAGCCCACCACCTCAATAAGTAAGACTTCCCGCCCCCCAAACACCCACCATACAAAATATACTTCCCTGACTGGGTGTCCGTCACCTTACAGACTTCCATCTGTCTCTCGGTGAACTTAGCTACGTCCTTATCGAAGTCTAAAGCCTTACGGTTTGCCACGTTTCTTCACCTTTTTAGGAAGGTAACAATTAACTAAACAACTTCCGTTAGAACTCTTAATCTCAACACGCTTAAATATACGGTCGTAATTCGCTCTATATTGACCCGTGGCGGGTTTAGATACTATCATAAAGACCCTTTTGTTTTACAAAGTCTGGGGAGAGGAATGGCTACGGTTGACCCCCACCGGGTGGGGGGCATGGGTGGGGTCTTTCCCTATTACATATAAATTTCCCATAACTTTCTCCCCGCCAAGCTTTCTCCCTGATTTTATTTCATGCCAGCCTTTTAAATCTCTGGTCATTGCCCTCAAATTTTGCTATGATCTGCTTATTATCCTCACCTTGTTCCCTTGCTCCACTTTACCCCCTAAAACGGCCCTTATCCTCCACCGGATGACTACTTAGTCCGATAATAAAACATTATGTCTACTTACTTTCCGTACTTTCCCTAATAATATCAAGTGGTTTGTTTTTCAGGCTCTCAATTTCAGGACATTGGGCATTATTGGATACTGGAATCACGTCTATTATCTGCCCTTGACCGCTTATCCCCTCCACCGGCATTTTGTCACTTCTGACGCTGATCTGGTTGATAACAACCATCGGCTGAACTTCTCTATTGTTACCGCGCATATCCTGCTCTTTATCGTGCAGTATGCCCGTTGCTATAATTCTCTGGTGCAGGCTCGCTTTTTCTATGTCCGCTTGGCTGATGGTTGATAATATCCTCGCTTGTAATCCCGTAAGAATATCAGTTTTATGATCCTTATAATCTTGTATTGATTGTTTAGTGAGGCCGAATCTTTGGAGCACTTCTATTGTATAGCTTATATCCGTTCCGCATTGCTTTGCGATCTCCGTTCCGGTAGCATTAGGATTTTGGGATTTAGCTGCTAGGATAGCCTCTTGCTTAGGTGTGATTTTTCTTGTGCGTGGTTTTTTTTTTATCTTGGAAGTCTTGAGACTGTTCTTATCGGAGGACTGGCTTATCTTGTCGTTGTTTGTGATCTCTGGCATCTTATCACCTTGAGTTAAGTATAGCCTTTTGGCCTCTTGTGGTTCCCGGCAGGTTACGCACATCTGGGCTTTTTACGTCGTCACAACCAGTCTGGAGGCGTGCCGGGGTATTTATTTTATATGCTGCCGGACATTGACTTACTGGCTCCAGTTATCCCCGCGCAAGTCGATGACCACCGATAAGGCGTATAAGTATGCGGATGGGTGTAGTATGGAATATAAGGATAATGCCAAGGGCAAGCAGGTACATTCTCAAGCTGGGCAAGTTTTTCTTTCAGCTCGATTAGTTCTTTTAAGAGCTCAATTTCACGCTCTAAGGCTTTTATATCCATAATAATCCTTATATTTTACGCGCCATTTATAGGCCATCCAGCCTATGTACGGCGCATGATATATCTATATATATGTATAAATGACAACTATTCACCTGCTAATTTCACCTCTTTTTTCTTGTATGTCCTTAATTCTATTGCGTTTAAAACGTTTTATCCACAGGCTTGAAGGTGTAAAGTGGTACTTATCAACTCTTATCAACAGCGTAATTTATTGCTATTACTTCGCAAGTTCTTAATATTTAATGCGTTTCGCTTCATTCTGTTGATAAACCTGTTTATAATAGGTAAAACCTGTTAAAATCCCCTTTTCACTGGTTTTTTTCACTTTGTACTTAAATCTATAATTTATAACGTTTTTCTCTTTATCCACAGGCATTTTATCATTGCGCTTTTCACCACTTTGGGATTTATGCCAGATTGCCTGAAAATATTTTATGCTTTATTTATGCTTATTATTCCTATACTTGCAAGCTATTTGCATTATATGCTGATAGTTGGCACGGTATATGCTCTATATAATAGCAAATACAATACGATAGGATATATATTAGGCTCAACAAAATAAAACAGGAGGAATGAATCATGAAAAACATTATGACAGAAACAGAATACAATGAGATGGTTAAAAACGGGCGTCGAGGCGAATATCCTATAGTTTTAACGACAGATGGATATAAATTCGGACAGGAATTTCGCGGCAACCACGACCAATGGCGTGCCGACGATACAATAATCAAACACATTTCATGCTCTGATTTTTGGCCTACATATAGAGAGGCAACAAAATTACGGATTGCTGTAAAAAAACGCAAACTAGCAGCCGCAGCCCTGGGTTCCATTTGAATAAATGTTCTCAGGTCGCCCGTGATGTTTTTGAAAAAGCGGTTTGGGAGGGCTAGAAAATGAATACTAAAAACGAAAGGGGAAAAAAGATGACAAACACCTGCAAAAATCAAATGTGCTTAAATGGCGATTGCCGGACTTGTCCGAATAGACCAATCAGTAACCTCGAAATTGAGAATAAACACGCTGCGGAGGCCTTAAACAAAGCATTTTCCGGTCTTTTGGTGGTGGTTGCAATCGGCTTAATTATCTTAACAACTATTTACTTATAGGAGGGCGGAAAAATGAAACGAAAACATGAAATTATAAACGGTTGTCCAATTTCCTGCTGGCAAGACAACGATTGTTTCGATAAATATACGGTTGTTTATCTCGATGAAGTCTTTAAGCATCCGGCGCATCATTACATTGATTATGTTATGTATGTCGGTATGAGTGAAAATCCTTTTCATCCGCAAGGCTTCTGCCAACATGGTGAAATGCCCATCAATGCAGTTCAGTACAAGGGGCGGGGCGGATGTTTTCAAAAGCGGATTAAGTTTGCTGATTTACCATCTGACTGTCAAAAGGCTGTATTAAATGACATTAGCCTTGATTATAAACAGGTGGCGGAAAAATGATAATCAATTTTAAATGCCCTTGTGGAAATAATGACCCCTGCCTTGCCTATGAATATGATGGTGCATTAGGATATGAGGCTGTAATATGCAAGGTCTGTGGTAAATATTGCGATGAACAGGGAGAACATGAGCCGGATGAATTTTCAAAACAATTTATAAAGGAGAATTAAAATGAGATTGCTCACAATGAAAAGTTAATCAAAGCACCTAATAACTTCATGGTTCAATTAAACCTTACACGCAGAAAATTACAAGCCGCGATTAATAACGCAAATTTAGAATAAAAGGGAGGGGTAAAAATGGAAAAGGCGTATATAACAAGTTCGGGGTGTTGGTTATTTGTTCACGATAAAGATGGATTTTTGCTTGAAAGATTTGACTGGAAAAACGGAATGGAAGCAATATCCTTATTGCAAGCATGGACTGAAGCAGATGAAAATGATAAAGAGGAGGCCATAATATGAACTGTCCACATTGTCAAAAAGAGATTGAGGATGTTATCATCAAAAAGGAATACGGAAAAATTGTCGGCGGAGTTAAAAGCGAGCGGAAAACCGCCGCTTGCAAAAGAAACGCGATTAAACGCTGGAATGATTATCGGGCGGAAAAACAAAAACAAATTACCGAATAATATTGTAAATCTGCTGCCTTGTCACTTTCAACAGGGCAGCGATTTGCGTTTTTCTAAGGCCAACATGGAGCATGGCGGCAACCGCCCTCTTTTTAAAATTCGGTATTTCTTGAATACGTTCCGCCCGTTCCCTGCGGTCTTCAATTCTTTCCGCAAGGATTGTATTGTAATTTTCCTCAACCGGATAGTCACCCAGAATGTCAGAAGATAAAGGTTCGCGCCTTGCTGCTCCGTGTAACCATTTAACCGGCGGACAATACGGCGGACGGCAAGTCTCTTTATGCTGACAATCTTTACAGAACAGTTCCGGTAGTCTCATAAATTAATATGGTACATCATCAAGCGGCGTTTCGTCCTTCGCTTTGCCCTCAAGCATCTGCATATTTGAGGCGACAATTTCCGTGGTGTATCTTTTTACCCCTTCTTTATCTTCCCAGCTTCTTGTCTGGATTTTCCCTTCAATAAAAACCAGTTTGCCCTTGACCAGATAATTAGCGCATATTTCAGCCAGTTTTTTGTAGGTGACAATCTTATGCCATTCTGTCTTTTGAACCTTTTCTCCGGCTTTGTCTTTCCAACTTTCGTCCGTGGCTATACTAAAGTTTGTTATTGCCGAACCGTCTTGCGAATATTTAACTTCTGGGTCTTTACCTAATCTCCCAATCAAAATAACTTTGTTTATCATTTTTCCTCCATATCTCCGACAAGGTGAATAAACTTCTTGTTTTCTGAAATGTAAATCCCTACCGAAACGACCATATTGCTACAGCTACTTGTCCATTCGTTATGTTTGCTCTCAGACATCCAACCTGTTTCCGTGGGAATATTGGTGTCAGTCCAAAGGATTTTGACAATGTCACCTTTTGTTAGTTTGATTTTTTTCATAATTCACCTAAATCAAAAATCGCTCTAATGTTTTTATCTGCCTATCCTCGACAACGATTTTGACAAACCCTAAATCAGTCGGCTCGTATTCTTGAGCATAATCATCATAACCGTCTAATCTTGATTTTCGGGAAGAACCGCAACACGCATACCACCTCTGATCTGGCTGAATATAACCAGAAATCGTAACGCCTTTAAGGTAGTTTTGTTTCACGCCTTTTTGACCATCTAAAAAGTAAAGAATGTTTGCTGGAGGTACGATGCCAATCCAATGAGCGTGACCACACAATTGAATAGCGCAGTCGCCCATCTGGTTTTGAAGATAAAGTTTCAAGGCGGCTTTTTTAATCGTGCCCTTATGATAACACTCGATTTTGTCATTACTAAGAGCTTTTTTTACTGCGGGATTAATCTCAGCCGCCCGCTTAATAGTTGCCTGTAAATCGATCTGGAGATGGAAACATATCCACGAAAGGAGAGAATCATCCGGACACGAGAAAAACCATATTGCTTTCCGCCGGTCTAGCTGCCGTTGAATACCGCCGTTCCATTTTGGAGCCGGATCGTATTTGACTTGTAGATCGCCCAGCGCCGTTGAAACAACTGCCGCCCATAAATTACGGTAAGGATTTCCCTCAAGATTGTAATCGATCTGCATTTACGGCCTCCATAAAAAAGGCGCACCATCCTTTCGGATGAAATGCGCCCTGATTGTTTCAGTAGCTTATTTAATTAGAGTTTGATTGTTTCTGTTTTCCTAATCATCACAATATTTCCCGCCTCTATCTTTATTTCGATAGTTCCGTAAAATTTTGACTCTATTAAAGATTTAATAAGCTTAAAGAGTTTTTCCACTTAAACCCCTGCTGATTGAATCCCTTCGGCTTCCGCCTTCTCACGCTTTGCGGCGGGCATATTTGACAACTTGTCGATAACGTCCCGCTTTAATCCCGGTTGATTTTCCAACTGTTCACCGGTTAACGTCAGCTTCTGACCTTCTACAACTTCGACTACGATCTTGATAATTTTCATAACATCCTCCTTTTATTTTTCTGTAATAAGCAGCTTAATTCTGTATTTTAGTGGGCTGGCTCCCCTCAGCCATCTATTCCCCAATATACAGCGTTGGATTATTATTTTGGAGCCGCGCCCGGTTTTTTTATTAATTCCTAAATTTATTTTACTACCTAACCTATTAAAATCATTACCAAATAAAAATATATTAAAATAATTGAAAATAATGCTTGACAAACCTAACGGTAGGATATATATTAGAGTTAACAAAATCAAACAGGAGGAATAAATCATGAAAAACATTATGACAGAAACAGAATACAATGAGATGGTTAAAAACGGGCGTCGAGGCGAATATCCTATAGTTTTAACGACAGATGGATATAAATTCGGACAGGAATTTCGCGGCAACCAC